CCTACGCTCAGGCTCAAAGGGTCGTGACGGTGGGGCGAGGACGCTCAAGAGAGGAGTCCGAGGGGCGGGGGGGGTGCAGGGGGGCTGCCGAAGGCCCTCCTGCAGGGCGCGACCGAGACGTGAGGCTACGGCAGGACGTTGAGATGGACGAGACGACCGGGCTCCAGAAGAGGCCCCTCGTGCCGCACGCTCGCCATCACGAGGACGACGTCGCCCTTCGCCATCGCCGGGACCTCGAAGACAAGGACGTCCTCCGGGTCGCTCGGGATGGCCTCCCAGAGAGCGAGGGACTGCCCGTCGTGTCGCCGAAAGAGGTAGGCATGGGTCGCGCCCTCGACGGTGGCCCGGAACGCCGGACGAGGCCCTTCCATCGCCTGTGTCTGCCCCACGACCACGACGCCTCCCTTCCCGGCTAGGTGAGCCAGGACCGCCTCGACGAACGGGGCGTTGTCCACGAGGTCGGCGTCGTCCTCGGGATCGTGCACATGCAGGCCCACGAACTCAATCCGAGGACTGGGGCGGGTGGGTGGGGAGATGCGGATCGTGGGGCGCGGCGTCGTCGGGATCGACCGGACCAGGAGCGGCACGACGACGACCAGCGGCAGGAGTAGGACCCAACGGCACCTCATGACGATCCTCCAGAGCAGGAGCGGCCCCCTTGTTTAGTGCAGCGATGACGGCCTTCCGGGCCTCGGGATAGGGGACCAGGGCGGCGAGGAGCATCGTCAGTATAGCGCTCGCTCCCGGATCTGCAAGGAGATTGATCGTCCGATTATCCGAAAGGGCGAGGAGAGGACGAACGACGCCGGACCACCCCGCCGCGTCCTGCGTCTCCCGGCCTGGCCCCTTCGTCAACCACGTCTTCGGGTCGTCCTTGAACACCCCCAGCTCGGCGGCGACGCGGGCCTCGGCACTGGCAACGGCGACGGCGGCGACGAACTCCTTGTAGATCTTCCGGGCCTTCCGCCTGGTGCCGAGCGCCCGCCAGTGCCGGAACGTCGCCACGTCCACCCCCGCGGCGGCGGCGGCGATCTCCGGGTAGGCCCCCGAGCGGATGTAGGCACAGATCGTCCGCTGAATCCCGGCCGTCAGACGCACGGCTACCATGATAACGCCCCCACGCCCAACCCGTCTCCGTGCACGCCACCCCGGGCAAAATCCGCGGCCCCCGCAACTCGGGCCGGAAACTCGGCCGCAAAAACCCGCACAAAATTCGCCACTCCATGCACAATCCATCTACCCCGCTTGATCGTTTCGAGCGAAACACTGCACAGTCGTCAATCGAATGGCGTCGAAATCGATGCGTTTGCCGTTTTCTCACCATCGCAACAGTCGGACCGCAACAACGCGGGGACAGTACATTGTCCCCCCGTTTGTTGCTCTGTTTCGGTCGTGTACCGCGGTTTCCAGTACCGCGGCGGACGCTCATCGGTTCGATTCCAGCCGCACTTTTTCGCGTACCGATGGACGAGCATCCGCATTGCCTCGGCGGACGGGACGCGCGGGCCGATCGGCCAGCCTCCCCGAAAATCCTGCAAGGTCCACCCTGGCGGCTGATCCGGAACAAGCGTTTCCATCGTTGCCCATAGCTCGGACCGTACGGGCTTGAGGTTTCCCTCGATTACCTGATAGTCTTGGCCGTCCGGCGTTAGCTCGATCCGAAGCTTGACGGGCGAACCGGTGAGCCGGCCGCGGACAAGGAGTGTCCTTGCCCTGCTGTCCGGCTTGAGTGGCTCCGCAAGCTGCATGTGGGCGAGTTGGTCCACGAACCCCTCAAGCTCAGTGGCCCCCCGGACCCGTTCACCGGCGGCGCCTGCATGATGGACAAGTAGCACGCAGGCCCCGGCCTCGGTTAATGCCCTGGCCGGCATGATCGCCCGTTGCTGCTCTCCGTTGTCGTTCTCGTTTAACACGGGCCAGAGATGGGAGAGGGTGTCGAAGACGATAAGGTCTAACCGCTCCCCGCCGATAACGATTAGCGTTTCGCTGAGGAGTTGCTGCCACTGAGCGATGGTTGGCTTGCCCAAAAATGGTAGGCAGACCGCGTAGGCGTGCCGGCCAATCTCGTGCTGTTCCCGGCGGAGAATCCATTCGTCTGGAGCTTCCTCGCTGATGACGAGGACTCGGCCCGGTTGCACCTCGCATCCAAGCAAATGACCCCCACTCGCCATCTCCCGGATGAGGAGTGCGAGGAGGGTTGTCTTGCCGGCCTTCGCCTGGGCGGAAAGCAGGGTGATGCGGCCCTTGGCGAGAAGTCCTTCCCAGAGCCACGCAACCCCGCTCCCGGTGCCGATGAGATCGGGGATCGGTACCGGCTTGCAGAACTGATGGGTTTCGTACATCACGCCTCGATCGAGAATGGTGGAGAACTCGGCTTCCCGCTCGTTTCGTTGAACGTCAAAGCTCAGCTGCGGGCTCGCGGGGGCAGACGCTATGTCACCCAGGAGCCGACGCAACAAGCGTTATCGTTCCAGGGAAGGAGAATTACTGTCTCTTGACTTTGAGAGCCTTACGAGGGTTCGGCGGATTGAGACTCTACCGCCGGGCTGCCCTTCGTCCTTCGTTGCTGTTGCCGGGTCTGCGCAACCCGGCGGACGAGAACCGAGCCCAGAGAAAGGGTGCCAAGTAAGATCAGTGTCATCATAGCGCCTGTTCCAGTACAAAGGAGCGCCGACACGAACTGTCCTTGGCCGAGGAACCCCACGCCAACTGAGGCCCCTGCGGCAACCGGGGCGAGGCACATCTTCTTGCCACCTTCGATCAGAGTGCGCAGGCTGTCGGATTGCGTTTTCGGACTTTGGCCGAGGGGAATGTCGTACTGTAGCAGAGACTCGCGGAAAGAGCGGAAACTCGGGATCTCGTTCATTCCCGGCCAAAGGCACCGTAACCCCATCGCGACGCCGTTCTCATCGAACGGGGCATTCGTGCGGTTGTCGATGTCCGCCGCAATCTCCGAAAAACTACCGAGAAAGGGCCACGGCCACGGCCAAACATCGCCGATTGGTGAGCCAGACCTTGCAAATAGGCCGATTGATGCCTGTGCGAGTGCGAACACCGGGTTACCAGTGCTGACCAGTTCGCTCCCAGTTCTGCTCGCGTGATGCACCCACTCCTCGAACATTTCGAACATGAAGTGATATGGCCGCCGTCGATCCAACAACCGATGCGGATCATCGCGAACGATGATGGACAGCGCTCGGAACTGTGCTTCGTCAATAATTGACGCTTGAGGAAGCCCAAAGAGGTCCGCAACGACACCTCGAAGGAAGTTTGTATCGTCTTGGGACGGCGTCGAGTAACCGATCTCGGCAAGAGGGACAGTGGCAACGTGAATGATTGCTGGCACCTTGATCCCCACGAAAGCACGTTCGATTACCGTACCACCGATGGTGTCGGCAAAATCGTTAGCCATCCTCGGAACCCTCCATCTTGCTGAGGCGAGCTCCCGCGCCGCCGAACGATCACCTTAGCAGCCGGGCCGCCGGACTGCCGCACCACTGATTCTATAGCGTCGCCGACATCGCTTCTCTCGCCGAACTGGTGAGTAAATAAAGGCCGCGCTGGTTGCTTTGATTCTGTTTAGGCCCTTGGGGTTCGCTTGTCTTGCCTGCAAAGCGATAGCCATGTCGTCTACTGCCCAAGCAACATTCTAGCCTGCAACTGGTTCATTGCCGAGCCCACGTACTGAAACGACGCCGTCAACCGAGTTGTCGCATGCTTGAATCCGTTCTCATTTCCCGCGGCGAAGGACGGCTTGCGAGTCATCTTCCAGTTTGGCGACCGCCGCCGACTCTCGATCATGGCAGGATGGGTGGTCGTGCTCGTTGCCCGGTACCCGAGTCCCCGCCACATGCTGGCAATGGTATCGCTGACGGCGTTGCCAATTCCGATTCCTTGATAATCTGGCAAACAGACTGTTCGATGCTCTCGACGAGCCGGGAAACCGCCTCCCACGAAAGGGAGCCAGGCAGAGAAACAGATAGGACGATCCTGCCAGGTAGCGAGGAAAGCCACACATGAGCCATTGAGGTTGTCGCTTAGATAGTGATGCGGTGCGAACAAAGCCCACGCTGATGCGTTGCAACGTGTGATCTCAAGGCGGATCGTGGGTCGCCGTTGCCGAAGCGACCTCCATGCGAAAGCTCGCTCAGCGGGGCGGTACACCCAATCGGGTTGTAACCAGTCCTCGACATCCTCATGACAGGTGACGGCCACGAACTGGAGCCGGCGCTGTCGTACCGCCCTTGCCAACGCGGCACTGCCGACCTGGGCAACGGTGCGATCAACGACGGAGGTGAACTCATCGAAGACGATGGGGGGAACGGCGAGCCGGCCATGCGCCTGCCCTTGCGGGGACGGGTCGGACCCCGCCGCCCCTCCGATCGCCTCAGCGAGTAACCTCGCTAGTGTCACCCGGAACTGCTGCCCGGTGCTCAAGACATGGAACGGCCTCAGCCAGGCCGGCGGTGAGGAGAAGCCGACACAGCTGAGTAACGCTGTCACCTCCCGAATCGGCATGGATGCCGGGAAAGCATCTAGGACAGACTGCGAGGCGGGCCACGCGATCGCGGAGGAGACGCCATATTGCGCCGGCCACAGCTGCCGCGCGATCGTACTCTTGCCGCACCCGCTCGGCCCCACAATCAACCCGATTGACCATGGTTTCTCCTCGATCGGAAGGTCTACGTTCCACTCAACGGAACTCGTCGCGTCGGCCTGAAGGTCGAACATCCCCCGCACCTGGGCGACGCGGGGGGTGTCGGCGATCGGGCTGGAGACGGTGATACGTGTCTTCATGACGTCGGCTCCGTTGGGTTGATGCGGCCGCGGCGTTGCCGCTGTTGGAGGATCTTCCATGCCTGGGTCTTGATCCGGACCAATCCGCGCGGCCACCGCTTCATGATGGCCGCGTTGACCTTGACCCAGTCAATTCCAGCGGCGCATGCAAGGCAGTCGGCGTAGAGTTCCGCCATAATGGCCTGATTGCATTGCCGGTCCTTGACGCCGTTGAGTAGGTTCCTCTGCTCGTTCTTAGATTCGTAAATCCGTTCGATAATCATGGGACGAGTCCTCCTTGAGTCGGGTCTTGAATCCGTGCTTTTCGCTGGTCTGGTTGAACTTCTTCACGATGGCCTGGTCGAGGGCGAAGCCGAGCTTCCTTGCCACCAAATCGGTACAGATTACAACGTCGGCTAGCTCGTCTAGTAGGGCGTCGATGCCGTGGGCCTCGTCGAGGCCGCCGACTAACCCGTATTCGCGACGGGCGATCTTCTTGCCGACGTTGCATGCTTCGCCGGTCTCGCCGGCGAGTTCGATGAGATTGAAGGAGAGGGGCGCTTCGGGCCCCCATTCTTTCGCCCTGGCGTCGTTCGCTTCTCGAAGTTGCTCGAATGTCAACATGGTGTCACCCTTAGAAGGCAAGGAGTTGGGATTCGCGGACCCTGGCACTCGCGATGAGTTCGATAACGCGGTTGCGCCAGGCCATGGCTCCATGAAAGCAATTGCTGCACGTCCGATGTGTGCAGCCGGGGAGCCGCCGCCTCGGCTCTCGGCGATACCAGTAGGACTAGGCCATGCTGTCGGCGGAATGTAGATGCCGGGTCAGGACGGCGAGTCCGTGGAACTTGAGGCCGAATCCGTGAAGCTTGATTCCCTCGCCCTGGAGCTTCTGCACAAGCGGAGTTAGCCTGTCGGCGGCACATGGTGCCGATCCCGACGAGCGGGAGCTGCCATAGCGGGTCCGGTAGGACGCGGTTGTACTCCTCGACGTGTGCGAGGTATTCGTCGGGGTCGAATCCCTGAAGGACGGGTACCCATGGGATTTCCGGGGCGAGTTCGCGTAGCACGAGGTAACTCTCCGTCGTTCGCTGCTGATGCTCTCGCACTGTCAAGCCGGTGCGGGCGAGGATCTGCGGCTCGCACATCCAGTCCTGCACCGCGGCCCATTCGAGGTTGCCGACCTGGTCCCGCCAGCGGCGAACTTCGTCGGCATAGCGGGCGGGTGGTGTCTCCCAGCGACCATGGACCGAGAGTTCGGAGAAGCCGCCGGAATCAAGTGCCCACTGTCCCCGGGCCGTTGGCGCCCTTCGCACTCGGAGCCGCCTTGCCGATAGAAAGAGCGGGGCGTCCGTGCGCTCTGCCCATTTGGTGTGGTGCGTGCCGAGCCAGAATTTGCACATGGGCGGTCACCTTCCGAAACTCGGGTTGTCATCTGGCCGGCTGGTGCCATCCGCCGGGGACGGGCTATAGCGGTTCACTCTCCTCCGAGGGGCGAGGGCGTCTACTCGGCCGGACGGGCCGAGCTGATGGCTGCCTTCCCCCGCCCCCCGGTCTGCGTGCGGGCCAGGGCATGCTTACTCAGAGTGTTTGGCCTGGTGCTCCTGTAAGGTCGCTTCGATGCGTTGCTCGTCGGCTTGCTCCTGCTTGATCTTCTCCTGGGCGGCGAGCCTCACCTTGCTGATCTGTTCTGCGGCAACGCGGATGCCCTGCTCGGCCATGTCTGCCATGTACCCGCTCTCCTGGCCGGTGAGCGGTTGGTCGGTCGTAATCTCCAGCGTTAACTGGAAGATGTGCATGAGATCCCTTTCAACTCGTCTTCGCCTGACAGACAAGCCCTTCACGCTTGAGCCGGCGAAGTACTTCCACTTGATGCCTTTCATCCTGACACTCGATGAGGACGAGGTATTGCTCCTGGCCCTCGGGCCGTTCCTGCCGTTGTCGCTCTCGTGACTTCTTGAGGGTCGCCTCGCTGGCGGCCTGGTTGTTCCGGACGGCGTCCCAGAGGGCATTGAGCGTGGGACTGTCGCTGTTGACCGTTTGGCGTAACTTGTCAGTGATTTCGGCGTCGTAGCCGGCGAGCTGCGCCAAGGGGTCAATGGTCAAGAGGAGTTCGCGGGCCTCGGCGTCGTTGACGTCGAGAACCTCAACCTCGATTTCCTGATTGGCATCCATGCTCTGCCGTAGGTGGCCGTCGATGAGCTTGAGCCGTTTGCCCTCGCCGTTGCACGACGGGCATAGCTCCGCCTCGGTCTTGCCGCTGGTGTACCAGTGCCCGGTCTTGTGGCAGGTTTCGCAATCGACTTCATAGGCGAGTACCGATCGGGCGAACCCGATCCTATTGAGGATGTCGTGAAGCGCTTGACGCTGGGTGTCCGTGTGGGTGCGTGGGTTCATCTCGTGCGGTACGAGATCGCCGGCCCGGACCTTGCGGTGCCCCTTGATGCGATTGCGGATCATGAAGACGACTCCAGTTTGAGGCTCGTGAGGGCGAAGGTTTTCCGCTGGGGCTGCCCTTGCTTGTCCAACCAGACGCACGTAGCGCTGGGCGGTGCGGGGTTTGGTACTTTCGGCGGCGGTGATAGATAGCACTGCTCAACGGTCATCATCGGGCCGCCGCTTCGTAGGGTGACGATGTCTCCTGGTTTCATGGCTTATCCCTCTTGCGGGCCTGAAAGGCGGCGTATAGCGATAGGGCGATCACGACGCCGAGGCTGATCCCGTTGCAAAACGCTTCCCATGCGGCTTCGAGCATGACTCCTCCTTGGTTCATTGGATGCGGGCCTCTCACCCGCTCGGCGGACCGTTTTGCGGCATGCCTCCGCTAAGGACTGCCCGGGCTGTCACCGTTGTTGCCAACGGGAGAGGCCGTAAGCGTCTCTCCGCTCCGTCACACCACTTTTCATTTCGCAGGTGTCGCGCGGTGACCGTTAACGAGCTTCCCCCCTCGCCGCTGAGTCTGCCAGCAGTAGCCGGTGGGGATGTAACGGAACCCACCACACCGCCCCGTGGCTCTCCGGGGTGTCACGCTGTAACGTGCCGCGTTAACCGGCCGCCTTGTACCGTTTCGGGGGTCGTTTAGGGCGGCGAATCACTGTCCCCATCAATGATGCCGGTCTCTCCCGGCTGTCACGCCTGGTGCTTCACGAGCGGCGTTCCCCGATGCCCGTTCGCGCATAACGCCCTACGGGCACGAGTGGCGGGGAGTGGTCGCGACAATGCGTATTACGTCTGTCTGCCAAGCCGGCGCCGACCCCAGACGATACCCCGACCTGCACGCATACGGTGGGGAGTGCCTAGCGTCGCTCTCCGTAAGGCCCCACGGATGGGGCTGGAAAGAGATCCATGATGGTCCGGGGTTTCATGGGCGGGAGAAGGTCCGGATGGACCTTCCAGATGCCTTGTCGTCCGGGCATTGGGATCGGTTTCTCGAACCGCTCGACAACCTTGAGTTGCCACGCCCATCGCCCTGGCCGGTAGTCGCCGAACTTGTGCTCGTCGTGTTCGTTGTCGATGACGACGGGCGGGGTTCCGTCCGGGCCTGGCCGGAAGGCGGCATAGTCCTGGTGAAAAGCGCCGGCGGGACGGATGGGCCAACAGTCCACGAGTTCGACGATGCCGAGGAGGCCGCCGTAGGGTAGCCGGCGGACGTCCTCTTCGCTTTCGATGCCGAGCGCGCCTCGGAAGGGTTCCTGAAGGCAAAGGGCCTGAAGTTCATCCGGCATTCCCTTGCTCGCGTGGATGTAGAGCAGGCCGCGGTGGCTGGTGGACCAGCTCCGCGTCTCGTAGGTCTTCTTTCCGGAGACGACGAGATTGGCCCAGGGCTGCATGAGCGAGATGGCTTTTGTCGGTTGATCCACGGGGGCCTCAGTTCTTGGATGCGGCCGGCGGCTTGCCGTCTTTCCGATAACTCCGTCCGGCGGCCTGGATTTCTTGATCGGTCAATTGCTGCTCGTCCTTGCATTGCTGGAAGTAGCGTTTGAGCGACTCGTCAAGGTCATCCTTCCGTTCGTCCTTGTCGGGCAATTTAGAGACTCCTGTTGACGTTGGCGGTTCGGTTGACGTTTGCGGCCTCGTAAGCCGCAAGTGCAATCCGAGCAAAAGGTTATAGAACCACTGAAACACAATCCGATACCTCATTCGTCGCCAGGGAAGGCGACAGGGACACAAGACAAAGGAGATGACATGCGGTCCTGTTTCTACTTGCTGCCCGCCCTGGCGATGTGCGGCTGCGCGACGCCTTGCGCGTCGACGGGCTGGCAATTTACGATTGGCAAACCCGCGACGATGAGCGGCTCTGTCGCCGTCGTTCAGGGCCAGGGCGCGGGCAACCTTGCCATGATGCCCGTCTCTGCTGGTCCGGTTGCTGTCGCCACAAAACCAGCGATGCTCGCCACCGACCCTTGCTCGTCGTATGCTCCTTCGATGCCGCCGGCTTCCGGGCCAACACTGGCCGCGACGAACCCGTGCGACATGAGTTCCGTCTGTGCAGCGCTGGCGCGTATCGAACGCCGGCTTGAGGCATCACCGCCGCCACCTACCCCCTTGCCGATGCCTCGGCCGGCGTCCGACTCACGCCAGGATTGACCGAGCTGTCTTCTCCGTGGGCCGGCGGTTGCGGCGTCCACCACGCCGTAGCCGTCCGGCTTTTCCTGCTCTGCGGTAGTTAAAGGCTGCGTCGTCGCTACCAAAGAGTGGTGACCAGTTCTGCCCGTCCCACACGGGCACGTATCCTCCTTGCACGATCTCCCAAGGCTGCGTGCATGCCTGGGCGGCGTCAAACGGCGTGGCTCCGGCGCCGTACCACGATGGGAGAACGAAGTTCGCCATGGGGATACCGTTGACGGAGACGGTGGTTCCTTGCACGGGGTCGCAAATCTCTCGGGCGATCCAGCGACCGCGCGGCGTGTAGGCGCCGAGGTTGCACGCGGGGTCCAATAACATCTCGGCTAGTTCGTGGCTCGCGGTGACACTGACGGGTTCGTTGGCTTGGTCGCTGGATTGGACGAAACAGTAACCGCGCGGGGCGGTGCCTTCGAGGTCGTGGTAGCCAAGCGCCTGGGCCTGGTCGGAGTTGTCGGCGAAGATTAGCGCCCACTCGCCGTCTGTCACGTTGGCCGCCTGGTAGAGTTCGGCGGTCACGCCCCATTCGGGGGTTAACCAGAGGTCGACGTAAGCCTGGAGCGACGGGATTACGGTCTCCTGGTGTATGCCTAGGTCGGCCGTTTGATTGAAAACGACGGCGATACGCGGACCGTTCATCCCTTCTTCTCCCCGTTGCCGTTTCCGTTGGTCGCCCCCGGGAGGCCCACTGACCCCCGTGGCGGCTGCACCAAGAAGGAGGCGAGACTTCCGAACGTCCCCGCTACTAGCATCGCTAGGCCGTGCGGGATGTCCCGGCCCCACATCGACAAGACGACCATTCCCACGGCCCCAATGAGGCCGCCCAGACCGATCGCCGACACAATCACGAGACATAACCATGGGTTCCTCACGAGTATTTCCCCCTTTCTTGGATCTGACAACTGGCACTTGCGGACAGAGTCACAATTGGTTGGTCGGTTGGTTGACTCCCCATTGTGGCGGCTGTTGCCGGTTGAGGTACGCCCTCGTGTAGTCGTTGCCGGCGCCGGCACGGATGCGGACGACCTGCACCACGACGAATGGCGTGCCGTTCTGATCGGGGACATAGATCGTGTCCGGGCCGGGGGACCAGGAACGGATGTCGGTCCCCAGCGGCATATCGACCCAATGCGTATAGAGATTGTTTGGCTTGATGTTCGATCCCCGGGGCGTCATGCTCCCGGAGACGCCGGCGACGTCGGGAGCTGCCGGCGGACTATTGCCGTTTCGGTAGATGTCAAAGGTCACATTGAACGGGATCGGGAACGCCATGGGCTTATCCCTCCTGCGTTGGGCCGACGATTGAGCCGGACATGTTCACATAGGCCCGGAGGTAGTCGTTGCCGCCCTTGGCATCGAGGCGAACGCGCTCGACAAAGGCGACGACGAAAAAGCAATTGCTGTTCTTGTCGGGGACGTACAGAGCGTCCCCCGTCGTGTTCACGGGCCAGTTGTCCCGGACGTCCGTGTTGAGCGGGAGGAAAAATACGTGCGTGTACCCAAAGGCCACGCTCGCGGGCTTGATGTTGCCGAAATTCGGCTTGATGAACACCTTCACGCCGGCGACGTCCGGCGCGGCCGGCGGCGCGTTGGCGCCGTGGTAGATGTCGCACGTGTCATTGGGCGGCGGCATGAGCGTTGAAACGGCCATGGACTACCCCTGATTGATTCCAACGGAATAACGCCGGTACGGTGCAAGGAACTTGGTCACCGTCGGCGGCGGCTTGCCTGGATCCATGCCGAGTTGCGCCCACGTCTCGGAATAGGCGCCTGACACGGCCACCGCGGATAGTCCGGTGTCCCGGGAGGTCTTGTACCACGTGAGATTCACCCACTCGGCGCACGCCTCCTGGACGGCCTCGGGAATGGTCGTGTAGCCGGCGGTGTACTGAACGCGGAAGTTGTTGATGCCCACCGGGAAGATCAAGTCTTCGGGGTGCATAAGCTCGGGGTCCGTGTAGGGGATCGCGCGAAGGAGCCAGCCGCGCGGGTCCCACTGGTAGCCCTGGAGCTCGTAGGTGTGCATCTTGAGTTCGGCGAAGTTGTTCCTCGCGTCCAATGCTCCCTGGCTCTCCAGAATGCCGGACGGGTTGTCGAGCGGGTCGCCGTAGGAGTTGGGCCAGAATAAGTCACTCGACGGCCATAAGCCGTAATCCCCCTGCTGGCCGGGGATCTGTCCGGCGTCGCCGACGATCTGCGCCGACCAGCCATGGCCGAGCGTGTTGACCGCGTTTGCCAGGGCGTTTAGGGTCGGATTGCTTGCCCAGGTGCAGGTCGTGTCCGTGCTGCTGACCCCCGACGCCATGCGAAAAAGCTTCAGGCCGACGCTCGTCACGGATACCCGCGCCTGCTGGTTCGTCGCCGGTAGCACGTTCATGACTTTGAGCACGGTCACCGGGCGATAGCGCACCGACTGCACGCTCTGAATCGGGTACTGACGAAGGAGGAGTCGCCTTTCCCCCTCGCCGTTGTAAATCTCGTCGTAGGCCGTCGAGATGAACCGGCGACGGCAGTACTTCTCGATGGCGTCGCTTATCGCGGTGATGAGTACGCCAAGGAGCGTGTCCTGTGAGCTATCCGTGATCGCTTGGATGCTCTGTTTCGACCGGTTGAGTGTGATGAGATCCTTGGTTGCCATGGCTTATCCCGGAGTCGTTGATACGCGGATGAAGACGCGCTTGGTCTGGCCGGGCTGGAGTACTATGCCTGTGAGTTGTTCCCAGACGGCTTTGCAGAAAGTCCGGACTGGCGCTACGAAAGGGTCCTGAGCTTCGTTGCGGCTCCGGTAGAGCGCGTACACTTGGTCGTCGCGCCGTCGGTGAAGGTAGAAGACTCGTCGCATCTCACACCTCTGTTGCCCATAGGTACTTGGAAAGTTTGATCGGTCGAAGCCCGAGTTGGGTGGGCTTGGTCGCTTGTGCGTTGGTGTCCGTCGACTTGTATTCGAGGACGCCAAACGGAAGGTGCTTTCCTGAGTCGGTTGTTACCCCGCAATCGAGCGTGTACCGCTCATCGGGATCCTCGACGGCGTAGCGGAGCGCCTTGACGGTGACGACGGGGACGATCGGCCCGTCGCCGGCGAGCTCCATGAGTCGCGCTAGGATGTCGACGGGGAGGTACTGTCCGAGGGCGCTTAATTGCCCTTGGATCGCTGCCTCGGCGATGTTCGTTGGGATCGCAACGCGGAACTTCTCATTCTCTGTTTTGGCCGAGAGCGCGTAGCTTTCCTTGTCGGTCTGTCGTTCCCGATAGCAACGGATGCGGATGATGCAGTACCGGTCCCCTTTCTTGCGGGCTTTTCGGAGAGCAAAGGAGAGGGTGTCGAAATAGGTCGTTTCGAGGTACTGTCCGAAGAAGTGCGGATCGTAGACCTCGTTCGGCAACTCGTCGTGGAGCCAGTTGCCGATACATGGAGCGAACTCGTGAGGGACGGCCCACGTCCCTCGGCCAACCCGTTTCGCGTCGTTGATGTCGCCCTGGTCGAGGTTCATGATGGTCTCGCTTGGAATCCCGCCGGCGGGAGTCGAACCCGCTTCCCGCAGTTCTCGGGGCTGCGTGCATTCGCCGTCATGCTTCGGCGGGCCAGCGCCGGCCGCGGTTGCTGGGTACGCCCCAGGCCGGACCGGCGTGGTCGAGGAGTCGGTGCGCGGTTAGAGGTAGTTGATGGTCACGTCCGCCGCCGTACCGGTCGCCATGGAGAAGCTGAGCCCTGTGGCGAAGTAGGCGTCGAACACGAGCGTTTGCACCTGCTGCGTCGTGTCGATGACGGCGATGGTCGTGCCGGCTCCATGGGTGAGGCTGTCGTAGAGCGTTAGCGTGTTGCTCGACGCGCCCTTCGTGTTGATGGTGACGCTGTGTAGAGTGCCGGAGCCGGACTTCTGGGCATCGACGTTGGCGTTAGTGTTGGCGTGGGCAAAGAGGAATGCCCCGCTGGGAATCAAAGCCATGAGTGCGGTCTCCGCTGGATGGTCGGGACGGGTGTTACGCCACGACGCTTTGCGTACTCACCGCGGTGGCGTTGGCCGCGTTGCCGGGCTTGTGGATGGCCTCATCGCCGTATGCGGTGACGCAGATGAGCGTCGCACCGACGTTGTTTTCCTTGGTTTCGAGGCGGACGAACTTGTTGCCCGGGCTCAACTGGTCGGCTCGTACCTCGAAGGTGTACTCCTTCGACGCGGTGGTCTGGCCGGTAAGCGAGACGTTGCTCCCACCGGAGTTGGAGAAGGTTCCGGCCGTGTCGTTGCTGGAGTTGCTGAAGGCGGTGGAGTTGTCCTCCTGGAGCCAGGCGGACCAGCTGCCGACGCTGGCGCCGATGGAAACGATGAAGATCGCCCGGTGGAACTTGGACATGTCGACGGCGTCGGTGAACTGGCGGTTGTTGCTGAGACTCACCGGGGGGCTGCCGGCGGCGAGGCCGATTCGTTGCGTGAGCGTTTCGGTATACATGGCGGATGCTCCTGTCTGTTACTGGTTCGTGGGTGCGTTGGGGTGAACGGGAGGGGTTACGGCGCGTTCTTGTAGTAGCCGTAAGCCGTGGCGGCCTGGGCGGTGGAACCGCTGCCGAACGACCCAACATTGACAGTGATCGCCGTGTTGGCGGCGGATGCCGGCATGGCCTGGGGGAAGCGGACGGAGTAGACGTTGGTCGCTCCGAAGGCCGGGTTGGTCACGGTGCCGGCGATACTCACGCAAAAGCTCTGGGTGCCGGCCTGGAGACCGGTGACGGTGATGGTGATGGTGTTGCCGGTGGTCGCCGCGCAGCCGGTGAGGTCAAAGCCCTCAATGTAGGCGATCTTGCCGGCGACGGCGGCAATGGTGGCGTTGGAGGCCGAGGCCGCGCCGGTTGCACTGGTGATCGTTGGCTGGAAGGCGGTGTCGTTGTTGACGGTGTTGGCCTTTGCCTTCTGGAGCTGGCAACTGGTGCCGATAGCGACAATGGCGACGGCGGCAAAGAGGAAGGCGAGGCCGATCTTGCGAACGTGTTGCATGTTGAAGGTTCCTTGGGTGTGGGAGGGTGGGGGCTGCCGGTCCGCCCCCCGCGCGCTCCCGGGTCGACATTGCGCCCCTGTTCCGCCTTCCGGCCCGCGGCACTCAAGGGCTCTACCACAATTGGCACGGCTGCCTTTGTTGTTCGGGGGCCGGTTCGCACGGCCCTTCCGGTTCTCGCCTCGGTGGTTCGCCGGATCGAGTTCCTGCCGAGGAGGTCGCGGTTAGTTCAGAGCGACAAACGGACTGACCTGAGTGCTCGTGTCCTGGAGCGTGATGGGCTTGTCCATCCAGGGCTGCCCGTCGACGCGCTCAACGACACGCCAGGTCATCTGGTTGGCGAGGAAGTTGACGTGTTCGCTCGCGGCGATCTCGATCTGCATGCGGTCGCCGATGACGTAGAGCGCCGGGTCGATTGCCATGAGATCGCCCTTGGTGCCAAGGGCCGGAACCTTTTCCGTGGGGAACGCGGGGCGACCGAGGAGGTTCCAGACGGGGCTCTTGGTCGCGCCCTGGTCGATGCTGATGAAGATCGCGCGGCCGGCGCCGTCCTTGAGCTGGAGGAGCTGTGGGACGACCGAGGGGCTGAAGGTCCAGATGGCCCGGCCCCAGGAGATGGGGAGGAGCTTGGACCACATCGTCGCCATGTCGCTAAAGCCAATCTGGCCGGCGTTTAGCCGGTTGACGGCGATGGTGGCCGGAGCACCAAGGATGCCCTGGGGCTGGCCGGCGCCCGTGCCCTGGAGGAACGCGTATTCCTCAAACCAACCGATCGCCCGGGCAAAGAGCATCAGGAGGAACTTTTCGAGGCCGAAGACGCTGTCCTGGAGGAGCACGTTTGAGCTGACGCTGTAGCCGGAGAGCTCCCAGGCGCGAAGCTCAAGCTGCTTGAACTGCGGCTCGGTTTCCTGCCGGGTCTGAGCTTCTGCCGTCCATCGCATCTTGACGCCGCCGAAGAAGGGCGATACGCCGGCAGATTGGGCGGTGGTGATGTCGAGATACGGGATCTGGAGCGTCGCCGAGCCCATCGGTTGAACGAAGGCACGTGGACGAATGAATGTTTCCTCGGACATGACGGCCAAGATGCCCTGGTAGAACTCGGGCGGGACGATGTAGCCGCCAGTGGAACCGCTGGATTCAGCCATGGCGGCTTTTGACCAGGCTGCCCCCTCCCAGGCGTCTTTGCCCCAAGTCTGGAACTTGGAACCGTATTCGTCTTCGAGCCGTTTACGAGCAGCTGGCGCTCCGCGGCCGGCGAGGGCGACGGCGAGGCACCAGTCACCAAAGCAGTGGTTGGGATCTCCGCCCTTCTGGTCGCCAAAGATGGCGGGGACGGCGAACTTCTTCGGATGGCTCTGGGCTTCCTGGAACTTCTTGAGGGTGGCGTTGAGAGCGTCGTCGAACGCCTTCATCGTTCTGGCGAATCCGGCCTCAAGCTGCTTGTTGATGAGGTCCTGAATCGGGCTGCCGGTGACGGCCTCGGCAATGCCGGCGGTGATGAGGGCCTGAGCGGACTTCTCGTCCACATCAAGGCGCTCACCCGCCGGCTTGCCGAAGTGCTCGGACTTGAGCTGAATGAACATGCGGGGGGCTCCGGATGCGGGGCATGATGCGTGCCCCATGGGTGAAGGAAACGGCTGTCCGTCTCCAGGCCCACATCCGGCTACCGGCTTGATGTCCGGCTCCCCCGGGAAGTGCCCTAACGGCTTGCTCAGACTCTCTAAACTTACACGCGCCCTCGGGCCCTGTCCAACGCGAGTGACACCGCGTTGTCAATCTTTTGCTCGAAATTGATACCGGCAATTCCGGCCTTAATCATCCTCTCAATCTCCGCCATGGTCGTGAAGGCTACCGCGGCTTCTTTCATCTCAGCTTGCGGCGTCGGCGTGGGGACATTCTCCCATCCCATGGCCTTTGCGAGCCACGGCGGCACCGGGCCAGCCTTTGACACGACCTCCGTAAGGGCGTCCTGGTTGCACGGCATCAGGCAGGCGGCGTATTCGAGCAAGAGCCACTCGTCGATAACGAGGCAGTCGGCGGGGTATCCGTTCTTGGACGCTTCCTTCGGATCGGGGAAATGGACCTTGAGCGGGAGAAAGCCGATCGACTTACCGTTGAGAAGTCCGCTCTGGACGAGGCCAAAGACCTTGTCACTGGGCCACGTTTCTCCCTCCGGCCAGCTTGCCGGCGCCGGCGGATACTGCGTCTTGGCCTTGATACCCTGCATGTCGCCGTCCTTGACGCGCTTCCGCCAAAGAGACCGACCGATGGCCGGCTGCCAGTAGCAGTGATTCAGCGTGACAATCGGGTTGACCGCGAACTGAGAATCATTCATCCCCTTGGCGATCACGACCTCGCCGGTGCGATCGACGCTCTCCGTGCTGATCCACGACACGTCCGAACGCTCGCCGGGGTTTACTTCGCTGGTCCCGGCCTTGACGGCGCGGCGGTAGTCGTATTCTTTCCCCTTTGGCTGGGCCTTGAGGAGCGTGTCGAGCATCCGCGCTTGCTTGTCGGGCATCGGAAAGCCAAGCGGCCCCTCGACGCCGAATTCTTTCAGGTTCATCGTTACCTCACAAACCGCACTTGTGGAGGAGCCTTTGTAGAATCATCCCGATGATGATTCCGGCGAATAACCAGGCGGCCCCATGGATGTCGGGCCAGTACCAGGGATGCATGATCGGGGGCATGTCATTGTCCTTCTTGCGGCTCGGGTTCGGGTTTGCCGGCGGGGATGCGGGGGACATCGGTCTGTCCCCATCGCATCGGGAGCCAGGGTAGATTGCCCCACGGCACAGGCGGTAGTCCTCGGCCGGATCGAATCTCATTGATGAGTAGAACGCCGTATTGGAGGTCCTGGGCGACCTGGGCTAGGCTGGCTTGCTGGTCGACCGGAACAGGATCGTCACTGGCGAGGAAGAGGCGGCCGGACTCGTCGAACATGGGCACAAGGACCGCGTTTAGGGTCTCGTCGCGCCGGATGAGTCGCGGGCCGATGGCTTGCTGCATGTGCTGACTGATGCTGGCCTGGAGATTGGCGAGATTCGTCTGTGTGCTGAGAAACGCGAGGGGCACGTGGAAGGCGTTGGCGACGTCCTCTTTTGTGGCTTTGCAGTCGGCGAGCGCGGCCAGATCGCCAAGACTGTGCTGCAAGAGGTCTACTTTCATGCTCGATTCGGCGACGAGGGCGCGGCCGGTTCCGCCCTTTCGGAATTTCTGATTCCACTGGGCTTCGAGACGGTCGCGCTCCTCCTCGCCGATCACCTCTCCGGGAGAGATGACGACGTCGGGGATTGCGCTGTTGTCGAGCTTCGATTGCCGTAGCGCGGCGTAGTCGGCGAGGATGGATACTTGTTCGATGCAGGCGCGGAGCGGGGCGATTCCCTGGGTGTAGGGGTCTCGGGGATCCGGGTAACGGAATTGCACGATCTCGGAAGGGCTGAAATCCTGCCAGGCGCCGCCGACGCGGTAGCGGTAGTAGTCGATGATGTTGCCACTTCCGGGGTTTCTCCTCGGCTCGGTGTTCTGCTTGGGGAGAATCCAGATCGCGGTCGGGACACCGAGGACGTTTTTCGGGGTGTGCCAGTAGGCCGAGCCGTGCACTTCGAGGTAGAGGGTCGTGAGTTCCCAGAGATCATACGAGCTGTGGTAGGGGTTCGGTTGACCGAGGATGTCGAGGAGGGGGTGTGTCGTTACCTCCTCGATGGTCGCGGCGGACTTTAGGCGGCCCTTGAGCCGCGGATGTTCGCGGAGCTGCTGCTCGCGGTCGGGGCGGATGGCCTTCGTTGTGCATTTGGGACGCGGTTGGTTGTGCTGGGTGATGACGTATAGCGACGGAGGGTATTGCGCACAGGTGGCCGCGTTGAGGCTGGCGCAGGTCCAGGCCGTATTCTTGAGTTCGGCCATTAGTTCATTGGGCGTCGGCTCGCGGTAACGCTTGAACCGGTCCGTGAACTGCGTTCCTCCCCATTGATTGCCGACGAGGGCCGAGGGGGCGGATTTCTTCCGGCTCCAGGGCCAGAGGCGTTTGAGCCAGTCAAACATTAGAGGGTCTCCCAGAGGGATTCGTCGTTGTCGCGGAACCATGGCCGCGTGTTGTACACGGACCTGGCCGTCTCCTGTGGGTTAGGGGCGGCGTTGGGTTCGTCCTGGCCGGCCTTCTCCGCTCCCTTTCGGCGGCTGATCTTTCGCCGGTCGACACTGGCTACGAGGTAACGGAGCGCGGCGAGCGCGTGGTTGTGTTCGTCGATCGGGTTCTCGCCAAGTTGTGCTCGCTCGGCCTTTGTCGGGTAGCGGTAGAGCTGGCTTTCGGCGATGAGGTTGTTGCAGGCGCCGCGTAGAACTTTGAGGCGTCCGGTCCGGATGCGCTCGGTGACGGCCATGATCCCCATGCGGATGTCATTGGCGCCCTTGAGCACCTTCCACCCGGCGCGGCGGCATGCAGTGATCCACTCCGGCCCGGAGGGATCGGCGTACCACTCGACGCGCTTGGCAGGCGGGCAAAGCGACTTGCCGCCACGCGCCTCGATGGCGGTGATGTGCTCGGGGAGGGCGATCTGTCGCTCGTACCGTTCCCAGCCGATCCATAGAACGTCGTCGCGGTCGATGACTCCCCAGACGGCGGCGAAAGGGTTATGCCAGCCCCAGTCAATTCCCCCGACGGCGCGGCCTTGGACGAGGGGCCAGCAATCGACGAGGGAATCCCCGAATTCGGGATAGACGAGACCTTCCAGGGAGGAGAAGGAACATTCATACTCCTGCTCAACCCAGGCGTCGCCGAACTTGCGACGCTCCTCGTCGATGTGGTTTTGCGTGTGCCGCGGGCATCGGTTCCAGGGCACGCGGAAGCGGGTCCAGGGGCCGCGCTCGTCGGTCCACTCACGCCAGAAAAAGCCGCGCTGGCCGAAGGGCGTGGAGAGGAGCACTTGCTGTCCGGCGGAGATCGCCGTCATGGGCGAGACGGACGCGTATAGGTCGTCACCGACCTTGGCCGCCTCGTCGATGATGAGGAGATCGACCGCTTGATAGCTGCGAATCGTCGCCTCCTTGCCGGGGAGGCTGACGATGCGGCTTCCGTTTTCGAGTTCGAGCTGCGTCTCCGTCTCCTTCCGCGGCTTGACCGGCCAGCCGATTGCGCGAAACCCTTGCTTGCAGTAGCGGTAGAGTTCCTGAGCCTGTCGCTGGGCGCGGCTGATTAGGAGCGTGAGGGATCGGGGCCGAAAGAGTGCGGTATGGATGGCGCGGGCGCTGGTGGTCCTTGACTTGCCGGCTCCGCGGCAGCAGTTGAGAAGGATATGCTGCGCGGGGCAGAGGAGGAACTCGGTTTGCCAAGGGTCCGGCTCAATGCCCTGGGCGCGGAGGATTTCTCCGGGGTCCAGGGTCAGGCGGATCGTTGCTTGCATGTCGAGCGTCATCGGCGCCTCACGAGCTGGCCGCCGGCGCGGAGCCGGCGGAAGATGTCCCGTTGTCCATCCTCCGGCCATTGGCCGACGAGTCCGAGAAGCTCCATCCATTCCCACCCGTCGAGCTCGCCCTTTCGTTGGTTGCAGACGTTGCAGCAGATGGTCACGTTTTTGAGGGACCATGATCCGTCGCGGCTAATGGGCTGTTCGTGGTCGCAGCAGAAGTTAGCGACCGTGAGCGCGCCGAGACAGTACGGACATAGCCCGGTGGATAGCTCGCGCTCGGCTTTCTTGCGGAGCTGGGCGAGGTCGTAGGGGAGGCGTCGGCCGGCGGCTTTTGCTCGCTCTTGCTGGTGCCGGAAGATGTGGTAGGTCCGGCGTGTGAAGTTGGGTTTGGGTCGCTTACGCATCTTTCTTGTCTGCCTCTCCGAGTAGTTCGCGTAGCTCGCCGCGGATGACCTTCTTGGCGACCTGGGGCAAGCGGCGCGTGATGATGGCGATGATGAGTCGCTCAAGCGCCCCGATGAAATCACTCAGCTCGTTTAGGGGCGCCGAGTTCGGCCGGGGTTCCGGCGGTGGGGCTTGGGGGCTCACTTCGGCTTGCCTCCAGTCGTTGACGGAATTGCTCGATCTCCTCCGTTGACCAGCGAATCCATCGCTGACTTTGCTTCATGCCCTGGGGGAACTTCCCTTGCTTGATCCAGCGGCGGACGGTTCTCTCGCTGATGTCGAGAAGGCGGCACACGTCGTGGATGGTGAGAAGGCCCATTGGTAGACTCTGCGGGTCGGGTAATGTGGTGAGACCTGGAAGACTCTACCCTGTCCCGAAAGGCTCGCCAAACGTCTCTTGCGGACAGTTGCGGACAGGTTCGGAATCGGCGTTGAGGCGTTCCGTTTGCTTGACGGGTGCCGAAGAAAGCGGCGGTGTGGTCTGGCGAATTCAAGCCGCGCGGTGGCGGCCGAAACTGCCACTCGACGATTGACGGGGGCGCGGTCATGCTCCCCCTGAAAGGGGGTGTTTCATGGCGTATGGGCAGTTTTTCGTGATGGGGCCGGATTTCCGATTGTGGGATGGGGTGACGTGGGTTGAGAAGTCGAAGGACGCTAGGGCCTTTTCAGGCCCCGGCGATCCGTGGGCGGAGTGCTGGTCACTGCTCAATGAGGTGGTCCGGTTGACAGGGCTCGATTGCGTGGTCTTCTACCTTCCGGCGGCGGCGCCGGCGGGTGTGGCCGAAGGTCACTTCGCGGACGGTGCCACTGTGGAGAAGCATCCGCAGGTTGGTCAATTGCCTTCGCTGGCTTATGCGGGTGATGCTGACGCGGATCTCGCGAACGACGCTCGGCAACATTGCCTTGATACGGCGATCTAGGTTCTCCCGTTCGTCGCCGTTCGTCTGGTCGCGGTATTCGATGAGCGCCTGCGTTTGGGAAAGGCTTTCGCCGCGGCTGGTCACGCTCTCTAGTTGTAGGCGCTCCAGTTCGGCGGCGGCGGCCTTGTGGTCCCGGCCGACCTGGGCGAGGACGGGGAGGATCGCGTCGGCATCCTCGCCGAGGTCCGCGGCGGATTTTTGGAGCTGCTGCAAGCGCTGGTCCAGGTCGGTGACGCGCTTGTGTAGGTCGGCGACGGCTTTCTCTTTCTCACTCTGCTTGAGTTCCGGCGGTAGCACGTCGGCAGTTTTGAGCATGCGGAGCGTGTCGAGAATGGCTGCCTCGGCGGCGGCGTAGGGGACTCGCGTGCCGCGCGTTGCGGTGATGATGAGATAGGAGTAACGATCGCCGGCGGCGCTCGTCATGCTGTGCATGTGTAGGGTGCGGCCGGTGGCCTCGTCGATCATGAGGCCGGTAAAGAGGCTCTCGGCACCGACGCGCGGGCGTCCGCCCTTGGTGCGTCGGCGGTTCATGGCGGCTTGTGCGTTGCGCCATTCCTCTTCGCTGATGATGGCGGGGTAATAGTCCTGGATCTTGGCGCCGGCGTTGACCCTCTTGCCGTCGATCCATTGCTTGGGTTGAAACTCGCCAAGAACGGCTCGACCGCGCAGGATCGTCTGAAGCGTTCTCACGCTCCAGTTCTGAGTGCGGCCGAGATTGCGTTCGCCGTCTGCTTGCATGCGGTGCACGATGGCGAGTAGGCCTTCCGTGGTGATGAGTTGAAAGAGGTGTTGTATTAGCGCAACACGCTCGGGAATCTTCTCGTATCCGTGCTTTGTCTTCTTGAGCCAGCAAGGCGGAATGCACTGGTGCGGGCGTCCGTCCTGGGCGTTTTCGCGGGCCTTGATCCAGGCGCTGGAGGTGCGGAAGGCTTTGGTGCTGCTCTCTTCGTTGGCGCGGGCGAAGATGAAGAGAGGTTCGAGCAAGGCGAGCATGTTGCCGCGGGTGCTCTCGGCGCTGTACTCGCGGAACGGTTCCCGGGTGACGATCGTGATACCGGCCTTGATGATGCGGCGGAAGAGGTCGTAAGCGTCGTCGATGTCGGCGCGGCTGAGCCGGTCTAGGTTCTCGACAAGAAGGATGGAGCCAGGGCGGACAAGTCGGCTCTCGATGGAAGCGAGAAAGCGGCCGAGTGCGGCCTTTGGGTCCAGGTTCTTTTGATGGTATCCGGATCGGCCGGAGTCAATGAGGGGGTCCTGTTCAAGACACCATCCGCGGCTCTCGCAGAGAGCCGCGCCCCAGTCGTCACCCTGCCGGGCGAGTCCTCCGCCGCGTGCCTGCTTGCCGTTCGTGCTGATGCGGCGATAACTGTACGCTCTCCGTGGCATCGTGTGCGCGTCCTGCGGTCCGGCGGCTGGTTTCGTCCGGCCGTTGCTCTCGGTCTTCATCCTGCGGTCTCCTTTGTAGGCCGGCTGGGGCTGGTGTCCAGCTGGACGTGTGTATTATAGCACAAACTATGCAAGTGTGCGAGAAGGTGATGTCGCTGAAATAGACCATGCCGTCCGGGGCCACCGAGACACCCTCGGTCAGGACGACACCGCCGTCGAATAGTTTCTCCAACTTTCCGTCAGCCGGCACGATCGCTTGTGGTTCCGACCGCACCGGCAACTGGGCGGTCAGCACGCCGAGGAGGACAAGGACGACGATGCCGAGGGACGCCAGAACGCTTTGCCACGAACGCTTGCACATGGAGAGCATCCTTGTAAATGAATGGACGACTTGCGGTCCGCTCCCGAAGTGGCGCAGATGGACACAAGCCCCGCAGACGTTATACTGTCGCTGCCTGAGTCCTACCTTCCCTTTCCTACCCCGAGGCCATGATGAAACCTTGCCTGACTGTCCCCGTCCTTTCTCTTGCGCTCCTCAACCTCTCGCCGGCCATCGGGGCCGAGGTCGACGAGACAGCGCTGCGCAAGGCCGCGACGCTCTATGCCTCGTTCGACGAGACGGTGATCGCCGACTCCGGAAGTGGCAGCGGATTGTCCCTCTCGACGCGATCCAACGATCCGCAGAAAAAGGGACAATTCCTGTTTGAAAAGGGGTTCAACGCCAAGGTCTTTCGCATCGCCAGGGACAAGGGCGTTCACGGCGGAGCGCTGGAAGTCGTCGACGCACTGCCCGACAATGGCCGCGTCTTCTTCCCGCTTAAGGGTAACCTGGCGTATCGCAAGGGCGGTTGGGGTGGGGCCATGTCCTGCTGGATAAACACGGACCCCGAGAAGTTGCTCAAGACGAAGTTCTGCGACCCCGTGCAGATCACGCAGAGGGGGGCCAACAACGGCGGCATCTGGTTCGACTTCAACGACGCCAAACCGCGCGACCTGCGCATGGGCGCCTTCCCCGCCGTCGCCGAGGGAGAGAAGCCGATCGCCGAGTCCGACCCCGATGCGCCGATGGTGCGCGTCAAGGGCATCGGCTTCAAGCAGGGCGACTGGCACCACGTCGTCATCACCTGGGCCAATTTCGACACCGGCAAGAAGGACGCTCGAGCGACGCTGTATATCGACGGCAAGCGCATCGGCATCGTCAAGGACCGGGCGATCGCGATGAACTGGGACGTGGAAAAGGCCGGCGTCTACATCGCGGTCAATTACATCGGACTGCTCGACGAGTTCGCCCTGTTCGGACGCGAACTGACCGAGGACGAGGTCGCGCTACTGCACAAGAAGCCGGGCTGGCTGGCACCGTTGAAGAAGGCTCAGAAATAGTGGATCAACGAACCCGTTTTTGTAGGACGGGTTTCCAACCCGTCCCGTCCCAGGTGCAGATGGACGGGTTTGCAACCTTAGGTCTGCCCAAATTCTCCTTGTGTTTTTTGCAATGTGCCGTTTTTCCGCATGATCGTTCGTCGTCCGTAAGTGCATGGC